TTGGGACATCGACGATGGCCACATGGTGCGCCGCTCCGAGTTGCCATCCGAGTGTGCGGGCCTAACGCCTTGCTACGACGGCTACCCGTGGTTCGAGCACTCAATCGGGTACACGCAGCGCGGCTGCCGTTTCAACTGTAGCGACTTCTGCGTAGTGCCACGCAAGGAGGGCAAGGTGCAGGCGGTGTCGACGCTGCGGCGCTTGTGGCGCGGCGAGGGGCATCCGAAAACGATCGTGCTCCTCGATAACGACTTCTTCGGGAACCGCGACTGGCCGGTGCTGGTCGAAGAGTGTCAGCGCGAGGGATTCAAGATCGCGGTCATCCAGGGCATCAACGCCCGCCTACTCACGGTCAAGCAGGCCGAAGCGATCGCGTCCGTACCGTGGATGTCGACCGCGTTTCACCGCAAACGGGTCTACACCGCGTGGGACAATCTTGACGACGAGCGCACGTTCTTTCGTGGGCTGCAGCGGCTCGTCGACGCGGGCGTCTCACCCGATTCGATCATGGTCTACATGCTGGTCGGCCACGCCGATGGCGAGACTGCCGCCGATCGCGACTATCGCCGCGCGAAGATCCGCGCATTCGGCGCGAGACCATACCCGATGGCGTTCGTCCGCGACGGCGCGCTCGGTGACGAGCTGCGCGCGTTCGCCTCGTTCTGCACGCAACGGATCGATCTCTACGAGACGTGGGAGACATACTGGGGCCGCTTCGGCGGCAACGTCCGCAAGATGGCCCGCAGCAAGGCCAAGCGGCGCGTGTCGCTGCCGTTGTTCGGTGGCGACGAGTAGCCACCGCCCGCCGCTGACGATTTATCGCGAGCGGGTTCGCGGACTTAGGGAAGTTACCCCGGGCGTAACCCGGATCTATCGTTTCGTCGTACGATTCACGTTGCGTTTCGTCGTACGAATCGCTAAGCTACTCTCATGACGACGACGAACAACGGCCTGACGACAACCTACCCGTACGAAGCGACCAGCCCGGGCGTGGCCCGCCACCAGTGCGACGAGTGCGGTGGCTGGGAGCGTTCGGACAAAGGCACGATCCGCCACTCCAAGCGCTGTGAGTCGCGCCCGCAGGCGACCGTGGCGACGCCCGTCTCGACCGAGCAGGACGCGCTCCGCACGTTCGGCCGCAACGTCCGCCACTACGGCCTTTCGAAGGGCCGCGATGCCGACGTCCTCGCGGCGGTCCGCGCTGGCTATCTGTCGGAGTCCGACGCCATGAACACGGACGACTAACCCCATGCGCAAACTCCTCGAAGAAATCCAGACTGGCACCCGCGTGGTTGCTGGCACCGAGTGGCCGATCGTCGACCAGCTGCACCGCACCGGCGAGCGCGAGTGGACCGTGACGCGCGACCTCTGCAACGGGGTGCCGCGAACAGCCGAGACGTATCGCAGCGAGACGAAGGCGCGCGAGGCGTTCGAACAGCGGCTCGACGGCCGCAAGCCGCGGACAGGTGTAGCCAGCAAGCCGATCACGTTCAAGGCGAGCGACGCCGAGCGAGCGCGGTGGGAGGCTGCCGCGGGTCGCGCCGGGCTGTCGCTATCCGAGTGGCTGCGCGCGGCGGCCGATCGCGCTGCCGAGTAGCTACCGCCCACTGCGACAGCAGCACTCGCTCCGCGGGTGTTCGCCGGCCGTCACCGCGAGCCGACGGCAGTGGCAGCAGCGCCACACGGTGTGGATGACGAGGCCGGTCCGCGACCGCTCGACCTCGGCCCAGCAGCTCGCGGCTTGCGGTGACTCGGACGGCGCAGCGGTGAAGGGCCACACGCCTACCGCCTTGGCGTGCCGTCGCCGGGGATCGGCATCGGCGGTGGCGGTGTCAGACGTCGACCACGCTGATCGATCACGAGCGCGCCAGCAGCGATCGACCGCTCGACGAACGCTCGAAAGCGGCGTTCCGATTCGTAGTGCTCGTCGAGGATGCGACGCTTCTCGGCGGCGAGCCATTCCCGCTCGGCCCGTCGCGTCCGCCACCACGCGAGCACCCGGCGCCACCAGGGCACGCGAGCGATGCGGGCGAGCGCGAGGGTCACGGCAGCACCACGCCGCGCTCCACGTACCGGAACACGCGTCGCAACCGCGCGTCGAGCTCGGCCGCACCGGGCGCCGCATCGCGCAGCAATCGACGAATCGTCTCGACCGACGGTACCGGCGGTGGCTTGCGGTCGTTCACTTGTTCTCCACGCCGCCCGGCGCCGCCAGCGCGCGCTGCATCGCCGCGTGATTGATCGCGATCTGCACAGCCGCACCGTCGACGAAGTGGGTCGCGAGGTCGCGCACGTGGACGCGCAGGACCTCGATCCAGTGGCCGTTGTGGCGGACGAGCAACGTCACCTCGTGGCGCTCGGTCCGCAGCTGCAGGCCGCAGATCTCGACGTAGTCGCGGTACTCGGTGGTGGTCACGGCTACGTCAGGTCCTCGATCGCGCCGTTGCGAACGAAGTAGTGCGCCTTGCAGCCGCTCGTGAGCAGCACGCTCGCCGCAGCCGGGCCAATGAACGTTATGATGTCGATGCCGCTGCCGCTCGGAACCCACCGCCCGGGCTTCGGATCGACATCGTCCGCGACGTGACCGACGAACCAGTTCAGCACGCTGTGCGTGCCGATCGGGCCGCCGTTCGCCGCGAAACACTTCGGGCACAGGTAGAAGAGCCCGTCTGCTTCGGTCAGCGAGTCGACGGTCTGCAGGTACACGACGTCGCCGACAACCTCCTCGATATCGCCCTCCTCGAACGGCCCGAGCGGCCGAGCCGCGTACACCTCCGCGCGCACGCGACGATACGGTTCGACGCGAACCTCGCGACGAATGAAGCACGCATTGAGGTCGCGTAGCGTCGCCACGGCTACACCCGGTGCACCCAGCCCGCGTGCGCGACGAGCACGAGCAGACCGACGGCGAACGCGATCAGGCCGGGCCACTTCGAGCGGTCGCCCGCGAGGTAGCCGACGAGGCCGAGCAAGAGGACGATCAGAGCGAGGATGTCGAGGGTCACGGTTTGCCTTTCGCTGCGGCGACGATCGTCGCGTTGTGATCGCGGACCGCGCGCTCGGCGATCTGGTTCGTATCCATGACACCGATCAGAACGTCGGCATCGGACGGCGTGCCTCCGAGCTGCGCGTAGATCGTGCGCCCGACCTTGCGGCCGACGCGCCACCGACGGTGCTCGAACTTCGTCATGGCTAGAGCAGCGCCGCCCGCAAGCTGTGAAGCGTCGGCTTCTGCGCGCCGTTGACGTGCACGGAGACGTCGATGCGGCCGAGTCCAGGCACGGCGAGCGGCAGCTTGTGCTGGCTCGCGTCTCCGGTGCCGTCGCCGCCGTACTGCCAGATCGCGATATCTTCAATCGCCCACGGCCCGGGCTTGCCGTCGACGGTGCACAGCCCATTCGTGACCATGTGCGCCGTGTAGCTCGGGTTCCAGACGCGATCGCAGCCCATCTTGCTCACGATGCTGCGATCGCGCATCACGCCGCGGCCGTACAGCATGACGCGCCGGCCGGTGCGGTCACGACAGCGCTCGGCGAACGCAGCACAGCAGTCGATGATCTGTTGCGTGTTCGCGCGGTGATTCGGTGCTCGCTCGGGTCCGAACTCGACGTCGACGATCGGCATGATCGTGCCAGCGTCCCAGCCGCCCGCGCGTTCCACCGTGTTGACGTACGCGTCGGCTTGCGTCGCTGGGTCCTGGGCGAATTGCAGGTAGTGGTACGCGCCGCGGAACCAGGACGAGGCGTAACGCTGCGACGCGACCGTGCGCAGCCGGTCGAAGTTGCGCACGAACCAGCCGGCATCGTTGTAGCGCGTGCCGTCCGTCGCCTTGAGGATTCCGCCGCACCACGGCGGGCCTGCCTCGACGACGCGCTCGAACGGCGGATCTTCGATGCGCGGCGTGTGCGGGTTGTCCAGATCGAATGGATAGAGGTCGAAGAGCAGATACGGCGGCCCTGGGTCCTCGACGATCGGCAGGACGGTGTCGGTCATGGCTTCCCCGTCGGGTCGGGCACCGGCTGCACCGGCACGATCTCCGGCACCGACGCGACCGTGCTGGTCTGCTCGACCCCGCCACTCGGCAACGGCTCGGTCGTCGTCTTGGTCTGCATGCCGACGCCGGCCGACTTTGCAGCCGCATCCTCGCTGGCGATTCCGGTGATCAGCGTCAGCCCGCCGGCGACGATCGGCGTGAGGAACGCCGCGAGCGTGGCGTCATTGACGTGCCAGCCGAAGCGCAGCGCGACGGTCGTGCCGGTGCTTGTGAGCACCGTGACGAGAAACACGACGAACTTGCGGCTGGAAAGCAACAATCGCCATGGCGACGGTGACGTCGCGTCGGTCACGGCTCGCCCTCCCCAGCACTCTCGATCCGCCGTCGTGCCGCCTCCATCGCGGCATCGACCGTCGCGTCGCGGCCCTCGCTGCGGTGCACGATCGTGCCCGCCTCGGCCCGCTCGCGCTCGATGTCCGCGCGTAGCCGAACGAGCTCGGCGCGGACCTCGTCGGGCGTCAGCTTGCGGGTCATCCCGGCCTCGACCGCGGCGACCACGGCGTGGACGAACGCGTAGACCCGGCCGACGAGCGACGGATTGACCACCTCGGTCGGCAGCGGCACGACAACACCGAGCAGCCGGAGTGCGTCGATCGCGATGTTCGCGGTGGAGAGTGCCTTGCCGGTGGGATCGCTCATGGGGTCACCTTTCGTGAAGTGGTGGGCGCGGTGGCACCGCGGAGCGCGTCGTACGCCTTGCCCAGCTCGCCCACGGCAGCGAGCGCTGCCCTGAGTGACGGGTCGTCGTCGAGCGTTGCCGCGAGCGACAGCGCCGCGTACGCCGCGAGCAGGGCCGCCTGGGCGGCCGCGCGTGCCTTGCGGTGGGTCGCGATCTCGGCGGTGAGCTTATCGAGATCGTCTTTCGTTGCTGCCTTGCCAGCGCGTTCGGTGAACGCCGCGTCGCGGTCGGCGTCGTAGGCGTCGATCCCGTCGCGCGCGGCATTGAGCGTGACGAGCCCGGCGCGCAGCGTCTTGACGCGCGCCGACGGTCCGCACGCGGTCGCGAGGACAGCGAACGCGACGAGCACGACGAGCAGGGTGGTTGGATTGCGATGTTTCACAGTGGAACTCCTTCGGTGCGGCAACGAGCGTCAGCAGCCGCGTGTGGCGAGCGCGCCGATCACGGCGCCGATCACAGCGGTGCTGGTCAGCGCGGCGATCAACTTGAGGCTCACTTCGCGGAGCCACCACGAGCGGTGCGCCGCGTTGCTCGTTCGTACGCGCCGCTCGTGCTCCTCGCTCTCGGTGCGCGCCTTGATCCTGTGGAGCGTGACGTCGGCGATCTTCTGCACGTTGTCGTGCACGACCTCGACGAGCTGGCGTTGGCCCTCGGTGCGCTCGTCGAGCTTGCCGATATCGACGCGGAGCTCGCCAACCTCGATCCGCACGCTCGACACCGCGCCTTCAAGGTTGTTCACCCGGTGCACGAGTTGACCCGTCGCCGCGGTGCTCGCGTCGAGCTCGGGCTTGAGCTCGACGGCGAGCTCCTTGGACGTGGCCCGCGCGATCGCCATGGTCTGCTCGGTCGGCCGCGGCGGACGCGACGCCTCGAGGTCCGCCGCCGACGGCAGATCGTGGCGCGTGCGCGTCAGATCGTCGCGCGGCGGCTTGGGGGTGCGCTGGTCGTCGGGCACGGACACAACGGTCGCTGTGACACGAGCGGTGGTCGATTTGCCGGGCTCTACGGCGTCGGGAACGCGCCGAGCGTCGCGCCGAACACGTCCTCGATCAGCGCCACGGTAATCGTGCCGTCTGCGAGCTGCCCGTAGTCGACGTCGACGACGCGGAACACCTTGTTGACGATCCCGCACCACGGCCAGTTCGCCTTGAGCGCGTCGCCCGGCAATATGGCGAAGAACTCGCGGTTGAGCTTGACGTTTGCCGTCGCGTACGGTCGTGCCACGACCGCCAGATCGCGCGCGACCAGCGTCTCGGCGAGCGCTTGGGTCGTGCATCCGGTGTACTCGACTTCGTGTGCGCGCAATCGCGGGATGAGTCCGCTCGAGTTGGCGAGTCGATGCGACATCGCCCAATTCTTCTGGTAAGAGCGCGAACGATCGTTAAACGTGACCCGGACCGCGTTGCTGGTCTCGCGCCAGCCGTGAACCGTGACTTCAGCGTCGACCGTGTTGTCGACGGTCATGACAGGGATCAGGTTCGCGTCGTAGTCACGACGGATCAGTTTGAGCACGATGAGCCCTGTCGCCGGATCCTCGAACAGCACGCCGTCGATCTGCGCGAGGATGCCGCCGATGATCCTCGCTGCGTCTTCGCTCTGGTAGATCGCGAGGCTGATCCCGTTCTGCTCGTTGAGCAGTGTCGTCGCAGCCGCCTGGAAGCTCGGCACGTCGACGCGGGTCTGGTCGTAGCCGATCTTCCAGACCGGGGAGCAGATCAGATCGAAGATGACCCACGCCGGGTTCGCGTCGAGTCCGTTGATTGGTTCGGGGCCGACAGCGGCGATCTCGAGGCCGATTCCCGGGATGTGCGGGCTTGTGCCGATCGATCCGTAGCTTCCACTTGCCGCAATCACGCACAGCATCTTGTGGCGGTAGCCCGGCACGAGGGACCGATCGACGCCGGCCGCGGCGAGCCGCTCATCGATCGTGTTGCTGGGTCCGTTCGGATATGCCGTGATCACCTGATCGCGTCGACCGTCCCAGAACTCGCCTTGCGCGAGCAGTGCGCCATCGTTGCCGAGGTTGTGGCCGATCAGCCGCGCTTCACCGTGGACCATGCCGGGAAACGCGAACGGGATGTAAAGGTCGCCCCACCACACAGCCTTCCACCGCGGTGGTCGTAACGCACGCCAGTCGTAGAACGGCGCGAGCTGCGATCCGGGGTTCGCTGGATCGTTGTACTTGTCGTAGAACGGCACGCCGGGCGTGAGCAGCAGCGTGATCTGGTACTCGAACCCGTCGTTGCCTGCCGCGCTATCTGGGTTGCCGTGCCAGAGCAACACTGGGCTGTCGACGCGGATCGTCCCGTAGATGTACGGGGCAGGCGCGCCGATCGACGCCTGCGGAAACTCGAATCCCTCCGGCTGCGGCTTCTTGTACCCCGCAGGGCCGTCGGGTCCGCTGTGCTGGTACGCGTCATACAGAACGCCGATCCCACCAGTCAGAACGAATTCGCCGGCGATTTTTCCCCAGCCCATCGATCACTCCTGAGTGATCACGCCGTAGCCGTTCGGCGCGGTGGGTTTGCCGTCGGGAAACTGGGGATCGCCGCCGAAGTTGACGACGTTGTCGAACTTGTCGCGGCACGTCGTAACGGTGTGGTCGCAGCCGGGATAGAGCAGCACGCTCGATCCGGCGACGAGCGTACGAAACGGGACATCGACGATGATCGTTCCGCCGATCTGCGAGAGCACAGAGCGCGTCTCGGTGCCGTACTCGAGGATCCCGAACTTGCCCCAGCCGTCTACGGGGGCTGAACCGGCGTACGAAACGGTGATGGTCGTGCCATCGATCGCGGTCACGCTTCCGGTCAACGCGAAACTGATGACGTGCGTGTGACCGTGGATGTCGATGATCTCGATCGTGCGACCCACACGGCAGCCCGCATCGTAAAGCTGGTGCTGGCAACCGCGCGATGAAGAGATCACCGGCAACTGCACCGCGAACGCATCGTCGAGATCGCGGAGCGCACGGATCCGTGCGAGCGCGCCGTCCGTCGTGACGCTCGCGATGTAGCCGCGGAAGATCTGGCGCCCCGATGGAATGCCCACGAACATCCGCATGATCGTGATCGTCACGTCCTGCTGCGGGATCCCGTTGAGCAGCAACGCCTGCGCGACGGGATGGTCGACCGCGAGCGAGATCGTGAGCTCCTTGCCCTTGCCGACGACGGCAGGCACGACGTTACTGCGGCTCAGCGGTACGGACGTGTAGAGCAGCGATCCGAACGTCGTGTCCTCGATCGCGCTGGTCAGCCGGTACGCGCCGGCGCCGAACGCGAACGTGTAGAGCTCGATCGGCAACGCGTCCTGGACGCTGCGCTCGACCTGGGCGTACGCATCCAGGCCGACGGGGCCGGCCTCGAAGCCGCCCGCGTAGAACGCCGTGGGTTCGAACGCAGCAGCCATGGATCAGAGCCGGATCTGCACCTGGATGCCGTCGCCACCGTTGCCCCCATTGCCGCCGGTGAACGTGCCGTCGGTGTTGCCCGTGCCGCCGAGCCCGCCGACCGCCGACATCGTCGGGAAGTTGCCCTCCTGGATCGCGACGACACAGATCCCGCCGCCGCCGCCGCCGCCGCCGCCGTTTTTGCCGGTGGTCGCATTGCCGCCAGCGCCGCCCTTCGCCTCGACCGTGCCGGTGCCGGTGATCTTTTTCGCGACGACGACGCAGTAGCCGCCGCCGCCGCCGCCCCCACCGCCCGAGCCGCCGTCCGGCGACGACCGACCGCCGCCGCCGCCGGAGCCGCCTTGCCACGAGCTCGTCGACCCGTGCGGGCGGCCGATCAGCGGCGCGTCGCCCATACGGATATCGCCGCTGATCGTCGGCATGAGCACAACCGTCCCCCCGGCCGCCCCCGCGATCCCGACCGATCCCGAGTAGCCACCTCCTCCTCCGCCGCCCTGACCCGCCGAGCCCGACGTCCCAGCGCCGTTGCCCGTACCAGCGCCCGCGGTCCCCGCGACGAAGCCGCGCGGACATGCGGTGCCCGTCCCGCTGCCCGCGACCGGTGGCGCCCCGGCGCTTCCGCCGACCGTCGCGTTGCCCGCGTTCGTGAGCAACTGGCCATTGTTCGCGGGTGCGGCACCGCCCGTCGCGCCGCTCGCGTTACCGCCGTTGCAGTGGATCGTGCCGTTGAGCACGAGCAACGTCTTCGCGCACACGCGAAAGCCGCCGCTGTTGAGTTTGATCCCCGCGTTGACGGTGAGGTGGTCGTAGAACATGTCGCGCGTCAGCGGCGTATCGACCGATACGACGACATCGCCGTCGGAGCCATCGCCGACCCAGAACGTGGTGTCGCTCGTGTGCGCATAGTTCCAGTCGCTCGGCTGCACGAGCCCGGCGTCGGAGCCGTCGCTCTTGAGGCTGACCTTGGCGTGATAGATGGTCATCGATCGCTCCTCATTGCTGCACGACCCGCGCGACGAGCTCGGCCTCGAACGTGTTTGCGCGCCACGTCACCTCGACGTCGTCGCTCGCCAGTCGGACCGTCTCGAGAAACTCGACGCGTGTCGGTCGGCTCGGCAGCGCGATGCCGAGCTCGATGTCGGTGTTGCCCGACTGCGGAGCGGCGTCGACGATCGTGCGGTACGCGATCGAGCCGTCCGGCAACGTCGCGCGGATGCGGCGGTGCGCGAGCGAGCCGAGCCAGGCCGTGTAGTAGTCGGTCCCCGCGACGGTGAGCGTCACGCCGACGTTCGCGAGCGGCGCAAGGTCGGGGCGCCCGGTTGGCAACAAGAACGTGACCTGCTGCCCGCGGATCGTGTCGAGGAACCGCTTGAACCACTGCCAGTCGCTGCGCGCGCTCGACTCGATGCGAATGTGGCGCTCCCAGTCGACGGCCGCGTACCGGCCGAGCTCGCCGACGCGAGCGCCGAGATCCTGCAGCTCGGCCCCGCTGTAGAGCGGCTGCTCGGCGACCTCGAGCGCGTTGCCGCGATCCCAGACCGGCATGACCGTGACGAGGCCGGTCGTCGGATCCGGGCTCGCGTACGTCGTGACCGCCGCGCCGACGCCGACCGCCGTCGACGCGCCGAATCGAAGCGATGCGACGCGCGCGACGAGCTCCCACTCCCCGAGGTTCGCGGCGTACCGCGACAGCCGCTGTTGCGGCTCGAGGTAGACCAGGACGAGCGGCATGATCCGCGCGCCCGGCCTCGCGACGGTGGCCGACAGGTCGACGTCGAGCGCGATCGCAGATCCCACGACCGACTGGATCGTCGCGGCGCCGATCGCGCCATCGGGGGCAACGACCGCGACGCGTTGTCCCAGCACCGCCCAGTCGCTGTACGCCAGCGAGCTGGTGGTGACGGTCTTGCCGACGACCGAGACGATCGCGACGTCCTCGTATGGCAGCGCCAGCTGAAACTGTGAACCGCTGACCGTGAACGCCGCGAGCTGGCTCAGCATGGTCCGCTGCAGCGCGTCGCTGAGCTGCGCGGTGAACTGCAGGCGTTGACGTGGAGCGGTCAGGATCGCGATTCGTTGCTCCTTGCCGGACCAGCCCTTCTTCAGATCGGTCAGCCACGAGAACGTGACGGTCGCCTCGTCCTGCACGCTCATGGCGAGGACGCCGACGCCCGCCGGCGTGCTCGGCGACACGACCGCATCGGCGATGATCGTCGCCGGGGCAAAGAAGGTCGGTCGCAGGTGAGCCCGGCGCTTCGCGAGGCCCGGATCGGGATAGAGCGCGCGCGCCGCCGCGGTCGGTGCCGCCGCCCCGACGAGGCGCGGCGCGAACGAGCTCGGGTAGAGATGAGCCCGCCGCCGGCGCAGCCCCGGATCGGGATACACCGCGCTGGCGAGGTCGGCGCCGGTGCCGGGCATCGATCAGCCTTCCACCGCGCGCAGGAACGCATCGCGGCGCTCGAGCTCCTCGATCCGGCGCAGCAGCGGGGTGCAGCGGCCGTCGCGATCGCACGCGTCACAGACCGGCTTGGGGCCGCACTGCGAGCACATGGCGATGCTCGTAACGCGGGTGCCGTCGTCGTGATGTAGCCGGATGATCGCGCCGCAGTGGGCGCACCCGACTGTGTCGGCCTCGACCGTGTGTCGCGCCGCTGGGTCGGTGATCGTGAGGTAGCCGCGTCGCTGCGCCACGTGGCTAGTCCTCTCGGAAGCGGATGCTCCCCGTGATCGCGACCGTTGCCATCGCCGGCGTCTGGATGCCGATGCCGTTGTTGGCCGTCGCCGGGACGATCAGCCCGTCCTGCGGATCGCAGCACCAGCGGAACGTCGAACGCTGGTTCAGCGCGACGCTCAACAGCACCGCGGCGGCGGTGTACGTCGGCTCGACGGTGTGGTTCTGGCCGGCCGTGGTGACCGCTGCCGGATCGGCGGTGTCGAGCGGCTGCGGCGTCACGGCCGTGCGCGTGCCCGTGGTCGTGCAGCGCTGGAGCTGGTAGAGGAACGCGTTGTCCGCAGCCGCACCGTCGGCGCCGAGCACGAGGTCGTACAGCCGGAACCGTCGCATGCCGGACGCCGGCGCAGTGATGTTGCCGAGCGATGCGGTCGCCGATGCGGTGCGACGCATCTCCACGGCGTAGTTGCCCATGGGCAGAGCGTCGAGCCGAGCTTCGCGGTGGTCGAGTTAGCGTCCGTTGAGGAAGTTGCGCAGCGCTGTGCGGTTGTCCTTGATCACATTCAGCACCATGCGCTGACCGGCTGGCGTGTTCATCGCCTTGACCATCTCTTCGTGGCTGAACACGTTCGTGATGTGGACGTCGCCGCTGCCGCCGCGGCCGCCGTCGCTCCGCTGCTGCTCGCTCGGGGTCTCGACGGTCACGCGCTCGCCTGGGCTGGCCATGAAGCTGACCGGGACGGAGTCGGTGCCGCCTTGGCCGCGCACCATGAACTTCGCGCCGGTACCCGCTCCCATCAACGCAGTCGCCATCCCCCCTCCGCCCGACACGGCCACGCTGGAGCCGCCGGTGGCGATGGCCTTGATCACGGCCAGTGCGGCCATCCGAATAATGAGCCGGGTGATGTCGCCGATCATCGCGTCGACCAGCGATCGCCACTCGAGCTTCCCGGTCTGCACCAGCTTGACGATCGCGTCCTCGATGCCCTTGAACGCGTTCACCGCGAGGTCCTCGGCGGCCTTGGACACGTTCGTGAGGTCGGTGAGGATCGTATTCCAGCCGGTACGAAGCCCGCCTTCGACGCTCTTGTCTGCGGCGTTCTGAACGTCGGTGTACGCCTTGGTCAGCCGGTCGAGCTCCTTCTGATACTCGACGGCCGTGATCGCGTTGTCGCGCATCAGCTCGCGCGCGATCGAGAGTCCCTGGTTGTACTCCCACGTCGGCCCCTTGATTCGCTCGAGCGCGGACTGCAGCTCCTTTTGGCGCTCCTCCTGGAGCTGTGCCGCGGCCGCTGCGCCGCGCTGCGCGTCGATCTCGCGCGCGATGTCGGCCTGAATGTCCGCGGCGATCGCGACGCCCTTCTGGCGCAGATCGTTCTCGACGGCGCGGATCTGGTTCGCGCGCTCGCGTTCGTTGCTGCTCAGCGCGAGCGCGGCCGTCTCGGCGCGGATGTCGGTCACCCATTTCTCGAACGGGAACCGCGCGTCGCGCAGCTGCGTGCTGAGATCGGAAAGCGCCGCGTTGGCGTCTTCCATGCTGATGATCTTGGCGTCGAGTGCACGCCTCGTGACGTCGACGCCCTTCGCGAACTTCTGCTCGGCCTCGACCATGGGATTGCTCTTCGCGAGCAGTGCGTCGAGCTCCTTCCGCAGCTTCAGCGCCGCCTTGATCGCCGCGTCGTCGGGCGGCTTGGCGCCCGGCGTCTCGCCCTTGTCGTGGACGGTGCCGGCCTTCGGCGCGTTGTTCAGCCGCTCGACGGCCTTGTCGCGCGCTGCCTTGTCCCACTGATCGACGAAGTTGGATGCCCAGTCCTTCGCGACGTCGGATCCGAAGTCCTTGCCCCAGGCATCCTTGAGCATGTCCTTCATGGCAGTGTGTGCGCCCTCGAATGGGTTCTTGATCGACCAGTCGACGCGCGCGACCTGTCCAGCACCCGCTGCCTCTGCGTTGCGCTGCTGCTCGCGGGCGCGAATCTTGTCCCACTCCGCCTGCTGCGCGGCCGACAAGTCCTCACGACGAAACCCGGTGCTGCGTGGTGCCTGCTTCGGCAAGCGGCCAGCCGCCTGCTCTTGGGTGACGAGATCGTTGAGCTGGCTGGCCGTGACGGCGCGACTGGTCGCCGCTTGCACCGGGTCGATCGCCTTGTGCGCGAGGCTGTTCAGCGTGTTGTACGCGTCGATCACCGTATTGACGATCTTGCCGAACATCTCCGAGATCGCGGTCGCCAGATAGAAGAACGCCTCACCGATCACCGCCGGGATCCCGCCGAACACCGCAATGATCGTGGTCTTCAGGGCCTTGAACAGCGCGATCGCGGCGTCAACAAACGACGCAATAAACACGAGCACGTTCCGCAGCGAGAACTCGATGCCGCCCGCGTCGAGCCCGTTCGAGAACGCACCGGTGAGGCTCGACCATGCATTCTGCACGAAGTCCACGACCGCCGCGCCGAGTTGCTTGATCATGTCCCACAGCGCACGGAGGTAGTCGCCGACGGTGACGTACGTCCCGGCGACGTTCTGCCAGACGCGCTGGTGCGTGTTCAGACTGTCGCCGAACTGCCGCAGCAGCATGATGCCGGTGGTCACCGCGATCAGGAGCGCGCCGAGTGGGTTCGCGGCGATCGCGACGGTCAGCGCGCGCACCAGGCCGATGATCTTGTCGATCACGTACAGGCCGATCAGCGCCTCGCCGACGCCGAGCAGCACCTTGCCGAAGGTCTCGAAGTGGTCGGCGACGAACTTCACGGCGCCGGTGAGCGCCTTGAGGACGCCCGAACCCGCGCCGGCCTCGCCGAAGAACTTCTCGGCGGCGTTCGTGATCAACGTGAACGCCTGGTGCGACGTCGGCACGAGCTTGTCGAACTGCGCCTGGATTTCCGGCCCGGCCTTCTTGAAGGCATCGCGCAGAAGCTCGGCGCTGATCTTGCCGTGCTTGCCCATCTCGACGAACTCGGCGCGGGTGTGGTTCGAATACTTCGCGAGCAAGCCGATCACCGGCGTGGCGTCCTTCAAGACGACCTTGAACTCTCGACCGGTCAGCTTGCCGAGCTCGAACGCATGGGTGAGCTCCATCATCGTCATCGCGGCTTCCTGCTGCGTCGCGCCCGAGATCGCCATGGCCTGGGAGATCTCCTTCGTGAGATCCATCGCCTCGCGCTGGGAAACCCCCATGGACTCGGTCGCCTTCGCGACGCGCTGGTACACGTTCGCGACCTCCTCCCACTCGGTGCGGGTGTCCTGTGCGACCCGGAACGACGCATCCATCAGGCCATTGAGGTTGTCTTGGTCGTGTGCCACGTTGCGCAGTCGGTTGCCGACTTCCGTGTACGTGTCGACGACTGCGAGTGCTTTGTGCGCGGCCGCGTAGACGCCGAGCGCCGCCGCGAGCCCCGTGATCTGACCGTGCAGACCATGGGCGCTCTGTTCGGCCTTTTGCATCGAGGTCGATAGCCCATCGGCGGCCCTCTTCGCACCGTCGATGCCGGCACCCGCCTTCGTGAAGCGGCCGAGCGAGTTGCGCAGCTGGTTGCCCTTCGTCTCGGCACGGTCGAGCGCGCGCTCCAGTCCCGCCACGTCGCTCTGCGCGCCCTTCGTGTCGGCCTTGACGGTGATCGTGAAGCTCATCGGCGACCTTTCTTGGCGTTGGCAGCCTTCGCGCGCTTCTTGAAGTCCTCAGCGTCCACGTAGCAGACCGCGTCGATCAGGATCGATGCGGCGGAGTCGTCGAGCTCGTGGCGCTCGCACCAGCGGTCGATCGCGGTCCACGGAATGCGGCCGGCGATCAGGCCGAGCGGCCGGCACGTCTCGAGCGCCTTGTAGGCGATCACGACGAGCTGCACCGCGTCGTCGTGATCGGGACGGTCGGCCAGGATCGTCTCCTGTTCCGGGGTCGGCTCGCGTCCCTTCGCCTCGCCCATCTCGAGCGACGCGATCGTCGGGCCCGCCTTTTCTTCCCAGGCGAGCCACTGGGCTACTTTTTTCCCAGCTCGGTGCCCGCGTTCGGATCGGCGGCGAGCGTCGGGAAGTTGTCCGCGTCGCGCGCTGCGGCGGCGAGTCCGTCGAAGATGTCGTCGCGCTCGCTCGCGAGCGACAGCAGCAGCTCGAGGCACTTCTCGCGCGAGAACGGGCACGGCACGCCGGGCGAGTCGTCCTCGGCGACAAATTCCCAGCCCTTGACCACGGTCGCCGCGAATAGCTCGGCGGTGTGCTGCCGGCTCGCTTCGATCTTCGCCTCGGTGAGCCGTCCGCTGCCGAGCTTCTTACTCTGATCATTGGCGAGCTTGAGGAGCATCGACATGTACGGGCCGTTGCCCTTGCCAGCGTAGGCGAGCTCGAGCACCGGATTCTTGTCGAAGCCGAGCGTGATCGTGTCGAGCGTGAACTTGAGTGTGCCGGCCGGCTTCTGCTTGCTGAGCTGGCTTCCGAATCCCATGCGCCAAGGGTCGGGCTGGCCCGAGCGGTGGTCGAGATGCCCGGATCAGGTGATCAGCTCGCCGGCAGGTACGGGAACACGGTCATGCCGAGCGAGAAGTTGTATGTCGTGTCGCGGAATGCCTCGATCGACGCCGGCAGCTTCACGGCCTCGTTCGCCGCGATGTCTGGGCCGCCGTCGCCGAGCGTCAGGGACGGCACATCGAACAGGACCGCGCCGTCCGTGCTCGCGATCGCGACGTCGAACGCGCACGTGCGGTTGTCGCGGATCGCCTTGCACACGTCGTCCTGGGTGAAGATGCACGTGACGTCGAGGCTGACGTCGAAGCGACCCGTGATGATGCGCTTCGCGCCGAGCGTGCCCTGCTGGACCTGCGGCTTGACGTTGTTATTGACCGTCAGCTTCCAGTCGAGGATGTCCGTCGAGATGCCCGTCTCGTCGGTGTTCGATACGCGCAGCCGACGAACCTGCGAGGCCGTCGTGAACAGCGCGGTCTGGACGGGCGTCGGCGCGGCTGCGGCGCCGGTCGCTCGCACCGTGCTTGGATCGGTGAAGTCCGTCGCTGCGAAGCTCACCGCGGCTGTGATCTTGTCCTCCGATGGCGCGTTGATCTCGAACGTATTGACCAGCGCGCCGAGCGCGTACGCGTAGCTCGTCGCACCCGCAGCCGCCGCGCCGGGATAGCCGATCTCGAGCGTGTAGCTCGGCTCCTTGTAGTCCGCCGAGTCTCCGAACACGTTGCGCACCCACGGGCCGAAGAACAGCTGGATCGTCTTGCCCGTCCCCGGATCGGTCGCCCATGCCTGATTCTTACGATCGACGGTGATCACGCCGGCCGCGACGCCGGTGATCCGCGCGAAGCCGCGATTCTGCGCCGCGACGGTGAAGCCGAGCGCGCCGGGTGCCGCGGCCGTGCCGCCGCCGACCCAGACCCACCAGCCGGGCAGAAGGCCGAGCCCTGCGAATGCATTCGCGGCGCTCGTGAGGTTGCCCGCCGCGTTGACGCCGATGTCCCCGGACGCGCCCTGGTAGCCGACGACCTCGACGACCGCGGTCGCCGGCGGCGTCTCGATCGTACCGCCCGTGATCGCGATCGAGCCCGCCGTCGATCCCGCGCCGACGACCTTCAGGCCGTTGTTCAATGTGGTGCCGCGGATCCACAGGATCGCTCCCTGCGGCAACGCACCGCCGGCGGGCACGCCGATCGCGGTGGCCGTGAACGACGTGGGCACGAAACGGCCGACGCCGGTGCCGCCGGGATACTTCGTCGCGCTGCGGAAGATGCCCTCCCAGAACGCTTCGAGCAGCTCCTTGTTCAGGTCCTGCGTGACCTTCGGAGCGCTCTCGAGCCCGACGACAGCGCCCTTCTCGCGCTGGAGCATGATCGACAGCGGCTCGCTCGAGACCCGCTTGAGCTTCGCGTAGAAGTCGGACAGCCCGCCGCCGTTGGGTTGATGCCGCCGGTAGCCGGCGGTGGCCTGGACGCCGAGCGTCGTTTCGAGCGCGCTCTGCAGGCTGACGAAGTCCGACTTGACGAGCAGCGACATGCCGGCATCGTCAAATCCGTGGGTGCGGTGGTCGATTTGCGGCGGAGCGCACCGGCTCGGGCGTTACGCGCGACCGGTGAAGTCGAACGGCACGGGTACGAGGAGCGTGGCCCACTTGCCTTCCTTGCCCGGCACGGATCCAGCCGCGGCGCTGTAAACCGGCTCGACGCCGGGTGCGCCGCCGATCGTTTGCGACGCGAAGATCGCCCGGACGTCTCCGGCCAGCATGGCGAGCTGGCGTGCGCCCGCGTCGAGCGGCCCGTACAGCTTCACGTTGATCACGCCGCGGTACTCGAATAGCCGCGCGCCGATCGGCCCCTGCGTGAGCTGCCGTGCCACGAGCGGCCCGAACGTGACCGTTGCGGCCGCCGACGCGTCCTGCGGCCGGAACGCCTCGTTGTGCAGCGCGTACGGAATCTCCGGATGCGCCTGCTCCCAGCCGCTGCGCCAGCGTTCGCTGATCGCCTCGATCGCCTCTGCCTCGGTCACAGCTCGATCTTCTTCGCCATCCAGCGCTGCTTGACGCGCTCGTCGGCGCGTTCGATTGCGTGCTCGACGAACTCTGCCTCGGCCTGCGGCGATGAGCCCTCGTTGAGCTGCTGGATGTACGGCGCGTTGTTGGCCAGGCCGAGCTCGGCTTCGGGGTCGCGATTGGCGATCACTGCGGCGATCGCTGACTGCTGCGCCGATGCGGCTGCGCCGACGTCGTCCGGGCTGCCGTTGGGCGCGGTGGGCGGCTCGCCGACGTACGGCACCCAGTTCGATCGCGCCCACGTCGTATCGACGGGCGTGGCCGCGACGATCTCGGCGGTGCGCTCGAGCACGATCTCCTTGCGAACATGATCGAGCTGCGCGGCGAGGTCGATCGCGATCCGCTGGCTCTGGCGCGTCATGTCCAGAGGATCGAGCTCGAGCGCGCGGTGGTCGAGATCAGCGACGGCTGGCGCGACGATCGGCGCGGTTCTGTGCGGGCGTTAGGACGTCGACGCGGTGTCCCGGCGTCATCGTGACCTTGCGACCGCCATCGAGCGTGACCTCGCGCGGCGGTCCGACGGGATCGACGTCGATCTTGAGCGCTGTCCACAGGATGAACAGATCGAACGGCGATACGCCGAGGTCGCGCCACGGGAACGGAGCACCCCGCGCGAACCGGTGAGGCCCGAACAGCAGCTCCTCGCACGCCACTGTGAAGGCGGCGTCCTCGTCGAAGGCTACGCGGACCAGCGACATCAGCCGACCGGTTACGGGGTGACCATGCCCTGGAAGTACGTGCCGGCCTCGGGCGTGATGACGCCGAAGCCGTTGTAGACGTCGATGATGTTCGCCCAGCTGCCGCCCGGACCCGCCTTCTCATCGCGGACCTTGCGGATCTGGATGCCCTGGTCGCTCGCGACGCCGTTCCAGACGAACCGCGCGAACGCCGCGGGCTCCTCGGACTGCAGCGTCAGGCCCGCGTCGCCGTTCTCGTCGCCGGCGGTCGGCGAGTAGAACAGCAGACCGTCGTCCGGCGGAACGATCGGCAGGTTGTTCGGCGTCTCGTTCTCGAGCGCGGCGTTGTAGATCGCCGTCGAGACACCGACCCACTTGATGCCGAGCAGCGCGGCGATCTGCGGCGCCTCGGCGGCGCGTGCGGCGGCGATCAGCGTGTTGTTGCCGTTGATGGTCGCGAACACCTGCGCCTTGATCTTCGCGGCGTTCCGGACCTTGTGCCAGAGCCGGCCGCCCATCGCGAAACCCATCTGCTCCGGCGCCATGCCGGTGAGGTTGCTCTGGATCCGGATCTCGTCCTGGATCGCCTCGATGATGTCCGCGCCGGCGTTGTCGAAGTAGAGGCGGTTCTTCGCGGTCGCCGTGCCGGTGTTGTCGGCACCGGCGCCGGTGACGGTGCGATACCAGGCGGACGGCGTGAAGAACGTCGCCGCCATGCGTCGCTCGGTGTGCAGCGCCGCCTTGTAAGCGAGCACCCGGGGCACGAGCAGCTCGGGATTCCGCTCGACGTCCGCGGCGGCTGCAGCCGCGTCGTTGACGTCGTACTCGAGCGACCGAGCGTCCGTCTTGAACGGTGCGGTGCCGTAGCCCCACGCCGCCTTCTTCGGCGCTGCCGTCGGACCGCGCGGCTCGAGCTCGTCGCGGTTGAGGTCCCCCACGTTGACTGTCGTGTAGAGGCCGCTCGGCTTCTTGACGACCAGCTTCGGCACCATCTTCGTCGCGATGAATCGCCCATCGCTGACGAACCGACGAACCGCCATGTTGGTCTGGGGGACGTCGACGTACAGACTGCCAGGTGCAAAGTCGGCCATGGTCGGAATCTCCTAAAGGGGTGCTGCGAGCGAGAACGAAGCGATGGGACGGGTGGAGAGGAGGTCGCGCTACGGCTTGGCGTAACGCGCGACGGGAAGGACCGTAATGATCGCGCCGGCCGCGCCGGCCGCTTCCATCGCCTTCGCGGCGACGATGTTCGTGGCGACCGCGGTGATCGCGTCACCGTTCGCGTTCGGCGTGAGCTCGGCGCCCTTCGCGACAGCCGCACCGACCTGGACCTTGCACGGGCGCAGATCGGTGTAAAAATCAACCGCATCGCCCGCGGTCGGCGCCTTCACGAAGTGGCCGCCGATAATGCCGTCGGCGCGCTCGCCGAGCACGGAGCACGCTGCGACGCCGGTGGCCGTGTACTTGCCGAAACGCCAGATCTTGGCGGTGAGGTCCCCGGACGCATCTGCGTTGACCGGTGGAACGGCGGTATCGATCTTGCCCATGGCGGCGAACTCCTACGTGAGCGGTGTGATTCGGTTCGGTGATTGCTGGTTGGGAGCGATGACGATCGAGACGGGCTAGCCGGCCTGCCGGCCGTAGGCGCGCGTGGCGTCGTAGGCCTTCTTCAGCTCGATGCCCTTCTCGGTGGTGAGGAAGCGCTCGAGCGCGAGGCCCTCATCCTTGATGCCCTTCTCCTCGGCGAACTTCTTGGCGCCGTCGTTGAAGGCCTGGAGTGCGTCGGCTGGCTCGGCGTCACCGCCTGGATCGGCGCCGACCGGCTTGCCGAGCGACTTCATCGCGGCGTCCGCGCCCTTGAGCATGGCGGTCACGCTGTCGCGAACCTTCTCGTCGGCGATCGTGTCGAGCGCCTTGAGCGCCGCGACCTTGGTGTCCTCGTCCCCGGCGAGGTGTCCGATCTCGGTCTTCGCGCGCGCCTTGTACAGCGCGACGAGGCCGGTCGCCTTGCTCTTCTCGAGCTCGGCCGCGTTGGCGTCGTTGTCGCGCGCGAGCTGCTCCATGAGCGCCCCCTGGGACTTGCGGATCTCGACGCCCTTGACCGTCTTGTAGACGACCGGGTCCGCCTCGAGCTTGGACTTGACGATCGCTTCGCGGTCGGTGAACGACTTGCCGACGAACGGCTCGATCTCGTCCGCTGGCAGCGTGGCCGCATGAAGCCGCTGCGCTTCGGGCAGTGTGAGCGCGAGCGCGAGCAGCTTGGCGAGCTCGGTGTTGCGCTTCTCGAGTGCGGCGATCTTGTCGGCGTCGGTGGTCATCGTTCGCTCCGGTGGCTTTGTGGGGTTGACGCTAGGTGCCGCTGGGGCGGTGGTCGAGTTGGCTGCGGGCATCGGCGCTGGAAGGCGCTTCGTCGTCGGCGCCACGACCTCGTGCGTGTGGCCCGCGGCCTCGCCGATCGTGATAGCCGCGCCGTCTCGAACCCACGGGTGGGAATGCCACGCGTAGCTGCCGTCGTTGGCGGACTCGCTGCTCGTCATGCCGCTCTGCTGCTCGTCGACAGACGGCACGAGGTGTGAGTGGCCATTGGTGGCCGTGGTGAGCACGGCACGCTTCGCGAGATCCACGCCCCGCGTGATCTTGTCCGGCGCAGACGGTTCTCGCTTCATCAGCGCGACCGTCGCCGGCTTGTGACACGGGCGATCGACGCCGCTCAGCTCGTTGATGCGCAGATGAACGAGACGGGCCTTCGGCAGCTTGCTCATGTCGTGGTCTCCTTCGAACGGACCCCGCCGCCGCCGATCGAGAAGCCGGTCAGCTCGCCGCGCTCGAACTTCGCGAGCATGTCCGGATCGGGCTTCATCGCCACAAGCCATCCGGTCATCTGGGCATCGATCGACAACGCCTTCGCGATGTCCTCGGTCAGCGGAAACGAATGGACGACCGCACCGCGCTCGCTACCGTCGTGCATCTCCTTCGCGATACGCGCTGACTGCATGAAGTCGGTGACCGCGACGATCATCTCGTCCTCGGAGATGTGATCGGCGTACATCTCGCCGTCGTCCTCGTCGACAGAGCCCTGGTCGTAGTAGGGCTCGAACTCGCCCGCGGCGTTCTTCGTCGCGCAGATGAGCGCGTAGCCGAAGACGAGGCCGAGCTTCTTGTCGACCTTGCAGACGCTGACCTCGACCTTACGGATCGCTTTCGTCACGCCCCGACGGTCGACCGGGCGATCGCGGTGGTCGAGTTACGCCGGCAGCTTGGGCACGCCGCGGACGTACCGACGGCGCGGCCGAATCACGTAGACCGCCTGACCCGGCGCGGCCGCGAACACGGCGGTCACCATCTCCCAGTAGTCGCCAGCCGGTATCGGCTTCGTGTCAGCCGTCGCGATCACGATCTTCGCCTGACCGATCGACACGACCTGGTCGCGCACAATGATGCCCGCGACCAGGTCCTTGGCGATCAGCACCTGGTCGGCATCGTCGAGGCTCGCCTTGAGCACGTACTCGAGCCCCGTGACCCGGTACGGACCGGTCTCGATATCGACCGGCGTGCCGTCCGGCAACTCGGTCGTCGGCACACCATCGGTCACGGTCACGATCAGGTCGGTGGCTTCACCGCGATAGAAGACGTTCATGTGTGATGCCCTCCGGTGAGCGTGCCGCCGGCGAAACGCGTCGTAACCAGCGTGCCCTCGACATACGGCACGACCCGCTCGACCTGAATGAAGGTGATGGCGGGCGTGCCGATTGCGCCAGCGCTGACGCCTGCAGCATCCACGAACACGATGAGGCGTGTCGTGCCGTGCGTCTCTGCGCTCGCGATCCCGGTGAGCGCCAGCGCGTTCTCGAACGCCAGCGCGGCCGCGCCCACCACAGCATCGGTGGGCAGGCCGGTCGCATCGACATATGCGACGAACGATGCGCTGCCGATCGCTTCGGCGCTACCAACGCCGCTCGTGTCGACGTACGCGATCAGTGATGTCGCGCCGACCGTCGCGGCGCTCGCGACGCCGGCCGCATCGATCGCACTAGCGAGCGAAGCCGCCCCCACCGCTGCATCGCTGGCCACGCCGACGGTATCGATGTTTGCAGAAGTGCCGAACGAAGGTGCACCGATCGCCGCGCCGCTGGGGATGCCAGTCGCGTCGACGTATCCAACCAGCGCCGTGGTGCCGACTGCAGCGCCGCTCGCAACACCGGCCGCGTCGACGTACGTGACGAGCGCCAGCGCGCCAATCGCTTGCCCGCTGGCAATCCCTGTCGTATCGACGTACGCAACCAGCGCCGCAGCACCGACCGCAGCGCCCGTCGCGACGCCCGTCGGCACTAGCTCTGCGACGAGTGTCGCGGCGCCGATCGCCTCGGCGCTGGCGATTCCCGTCGCGTCCGCGTGCGCGATGGAGAGCGGGGTGATGCCAAGTGCGAGCGACTGACGCTCGGGCAAGAAGCGCAGCCATGGATTTCCGTCACGAAGGCCCATCGCTAGACCTCCATGAAGTCGATCTCGGTCGCGAAGTTGATGATCGACTGCCCAGTACCATTGAACAGTAGCTGCAGACAGGCATCGGTCTGGATCTGCGGCATGTGCATGCCGAGCTCGCGAAACGGCAGGCCGCTCATGCCGTAGTCCTGCGCATTGAGAACCGGCAGACAGAGCAGCGGTCGCAGCAGCGTGACGCCGAAGTTGCCGGCGGTGCCTGTCGTTCCGGCGAGCGTCACGCTCTGGACCGAACGCACGCCGGTGTCGCCCTGCTGGAGCGACACGAAGAACATGCGACCGGCTGCATTGTTGTTGGTCGCCCCGAAGTCGATCGGCTGCGACGTGCGGCCGGCCGTGCCTGCCTGATTCGTGTAGCTGATCGTGAGCGTCGTGGCCGTAGCACCCACGGCCGTGTAGATCTCGACGCACGCAATCACTCGATCGCCGGTCGTGTAGCGCGTCAGAGCGGGCGTGCTCACGGTCTGCGCGGTCGTCACCGTGCCGCTCAGACCGCTGATGTGGGCGAGGCGATCCGCAAGCATCAACGTCCCGGCGAGGTTGTTGCTCATGTACCAGGAGCGAACCCAACCGAACAAACTGCCGCTCGCCGGGTTTCGCTGCCCGATCGCTCCGTTCGTCGTGCGGTCGCAGGTGGCTGCTGTAGTCGGAGGGAGAGCCGACGCTCCAGTGATTGCTCCGGAATTGTTGAAGGCTTTCGTGCCGAGGTCGAAGTAGCTCGCCCACCGCGTCCCCGCGGGATGCGTCAGAGAGTTGCCGCCACCCAAGATCTTCTCGTCGGGAACGGAGAGCTTGGAGACGTACGCCGCGAAGTCTGCGAGAGCCATGATCAGCGCTCCGCCATCGAGGCAAGGAAGCCAAGCGATATCGGCGTAACCGGGGAGGGCGGCAAGAGCGCAGCGCAGATGCACGCCCCGCTGACGTCCGGCATATTGCCGTCGAGGTACGTCTTCGTGGCGGACATCCCGGTGATATGGATGCCGATGACATCGATCGGTCTCGAGATCGTGATACCGAACGCGCCGGCGGTCCCTGTCGTAGCCGTGAGCGTCACGCTCTGGACGGACCGGACCCCGGCGTCGCCGGACTGCAGGGTCACTGGAATGATCCTGGCAGCCTCGCGCAAGCCTGTACCGCCGAATGACACGGTCGCGGTGCGCCCCGACGTTCCATTCTCGTTCGTATAGCTGATCGTCGCGGTCGTGTTCGTCGCACCGACTTGCGTGTAGATCTCGACGAAGATCTGGTTTCCAGCGCCACCGGTGTTGCGCGTGATCGAGCCGCCGACGGTCTGTGCCGTCGTGAGTGTCCCGTCGAGGTTCCCGCTGTGCAGCAGACGGTCGTAGACGACCACAACCCCACTGGTGGCGGTCGTGCAGTTCAGATACGCGCTCAGCGAATCGAGCCACTTCTGACGTCCGCCGCCCGGTGCCGTCTGCAGCCAACCACCGACGGTGGTGTTATCACAGGCCGCCGCGGCACCCGGCGTCGATCCGTGGCTTGGACTGCCCTCGAGCAGCCACGTCGAGTACCACCGGCCTGTGAGTGTAACGCCGGCGGCGGCTCCGCCGATCCGCCACTCCTTGTTGATCATGTAAAACTCTGGCGCCCCAGAATTCCCGCCGGTCTTGCGGTTGATGACCTCGTGCATGTCCGCGTAGGCGGTCATTCAGCGCTCCGCCATCGCAGCGAACAGTGAGAGCGTCGTGGGAACGGTCGTCGCGTTCGAATGAAACATGAACGCGAGGCACGCGGTGGAGACGTCCGGAATCGGGCCATCAAGCGACGTCCTGGTGGTGCCGACGGCGCCTGACTGGAGGCCGAGCATCATCAATGGCCGCGCGATGATCACGCCGAAGTCACCGGCCGTGAGCGTCGAGCCCGCGAGCGTGATCGATTCGACGGATCGCACGCCCGAGTCGCCGGACTGCAGGGGCACCGGGATCGCGCGACCTTGCTCGCGCAGGTTGGTGCCGCCGATCGGGAATGCGGGCGACGTACGACCGGCGGTCCCGGCTTGGTTCGTGTAGCTGACAGTCGCGGTCGTCGCGGTGGTGCCGATCGCCGTGTTGATCTCGACGAAGATCGCGTTGCCGACGCCGCCGGTGTATCGCGTGATCGCTCCGCCAACGGTCTGCGCGATCGTGAGCAGGCCCGACAGTCCACCGCAATGCAGCAGACGGTCGTAGATCATGACCGACGAGTTGTTGCTGCAACAGGCGACGACGCTGTCGAGCCACTTCTGACGTCCGCCGCCCGGTGCCGTCTGCATGAAGCCGCCCGACGTCGTGTTGTCGCAAGCAGCTGCCGTCGTCGGCACGTTGCCGTGGCTCGGGGTGCCTTCCAAGAGCCAGCTCGAGTGCCACCTGCCGATTGCCGGCGCCGTCGCAACCGCTCCAGCGATCCGCCACTCCTTCGAGACCATGAAGTAGTCCGGCAAGCCGGAGTTACCCCCGGTCTTTCGGTTCACGTACTCGTTGAGGTCGGCGTAGGCGCCCATCGCTACTCTGCAGTCGGCGCATCCTTGAGCGCGTTCAACGCGCGTGCGATCGCGGCACGCTCTTCTGGCGTCATCGCGCTGAACTTCTGCACCGCGAGCGCATCGGCGCGCTCGGCACTGAGCTTGCGCTGGCGCTCCTTGAGCGCGTCGATCTGTTCCGACAGCGCGTCGATTTCGAGCTGGATCTCTTCGAGGCTTCGGTTCATGACGGCTCCTTCGATGGTGACGGGACGCGATCGAGTGACGGCATGCCGACGACAGCGCGGGACGGTACCGAGGGGATTCGCCGCAGGTCACGGTCGTGCGCGGCGAGCTTCCGCGCCTCGTCGAGCACGCGAGGGTCGCCGCTGATCGCGACCGGCGCGCCAGTCCGAAGTAGCAGCGCTTGATCGTCAGCGATCTTCGGCGCCGTCGCGATGGTCTCGGCGACCTGCGAGAGCCGCACCATGTGTCGGCCGAGATCGCGCGCCGCTTCCCACGGCAGCGAGACGGCGCGGCCGTCGCCGAGATCGACGACGACTCGATCGCCATCGACGCGGACGCTCGCGCACTTGATCTGAGGAATGACGATGGCCATGCCGTTACCTCACAGCTTGAAGATTCGATTCGCTCCGCTGTCCCAGCGAACGGTCACGTCCGACCCGCTCGGCGTGAACGGCAGCCCGGTAGCGGTATCGATGAAGACGACGAGCGTACTGGTGCCGGCAACACCGGTGTCGCGATAGATGACGAGCGACTCGATGCTCGCGCCGGTGACTGCGGTCAGCGTGATGTCGTCGGCGTCGGCAACGCCCGCCGTTTTCGTCTTGTTCGCGAGGTTGCCGGACGTCGCGACACGCGCGCCGGCCGTGATGTCGGAGAGGTTTTGATCCGTGGCCGGTACCGGCGTGTCGACGCCATGATCGACGAACACGAGCTTGAAGTTGTGAGCGTCCCAGTCGAGATCGCCGCCGAGGAAGAATTCGCGTCCGATATCGAAGAGTGCGTTGGCCATCAGAAGCCTCCTGGCGACATGCGGCTAGCCTCGACGCGCGATGAGCGGTGGTCGAGTTGGCGTACGGCTGCCGGTGTGCGCTCGGGTGCTCAGCGATCCTCGATCGCGGCGGCGAATCGGCGACCGAGCTCGAGGTAACTTTGCGAAGTGAAGTGGGCACGGCTGGCGGGCTGCATCGCGAGGTCGTCAGCGGTAATCACCACCACATCGGGCCGTTCGTGAGCCGTGCGCTCCTGGCCGGCGCGCACCATGTCGGGTCCGGTGCCGACGAAGCTCCCGTGCAGCCGGTTGAGGACGAAGCGAGCAGCAGGAAACCGCGCGCGCACCGCGTCTACGAAGGCGATCAGGTTGTCACCATAGGCCTGCGCCGTCGCTGCATCCGATGCGTCGCGTTCACCCTGGATCCAGACGACGGCAGAGACCGGCATGCCCTGCGAGACCTCGGCCGCAGCCGCACCGCTGACGAGCCGCGCGAACAACGGACCGTCGAGTCGCCAGTCGTACGCCAGCGAGGTCGCACCGATCGCCACCTTGTCGACCGCCGAGCCGGGCGGCAGCGCACGACCGAGCGTGAGCTCGACGCCAAACGTGCCGTCGGTGCGCGGCGACAGATCGCGCCACGCACCGCCGAGCTCTTGGTAGCGCGCCTCCGGGTAGGGCTGCGCGAAGTCGACGTCGGCGCCGGAAAGATCGGCGACCTGGCCGATACCTTCGGCGTTTGACTGGCCGGCGATCATGACCAGGCGAGACCGAGGTAGCGCATCCGCGCTCGGTGCGTCGTGTGACGCGGCTTGTGAGCTGCACGCGACCAGCGCAACGGCGATCAGCAACGAACGCATGACGTGCGCAGCGTCGAACCGCCGATAGCGGTGGTCGATTTACGCCGGCACGAGGTGCGTCGTCAGAAAGCAGCGGCAGCCGACGATCTCTTCGCTCCGCGCGTCCGGATCGCCCGGATATGCGATCGGGTAGCCAGCGCCGGTCTCGAACCGCTGCCCGAGCCGGCGCTCCTGGCCGTGCATGACGCGATGGCTCGCTCGGGTGCGCTTGTCGTGGAGCGAGTTCCACCGCCGCACGACGACCATGTCGTCGGCGATCTGCCCGGCCTCGGCGGCTTGTTGCAGGAGCTCCTCGGCGCCCTCGTGCACGGCGCGTAGCGCTTCGGTCCGGGCGATCACGTCCGCGCGGAACGCGACGTAGTTCGTGCGGTACCGCTCGACCATGCCGTCGATTCGCGCCGGATCGATCGCCGTGCTGTTCTCGAGCGCGCGCCGCAGCGCCTTGTCCGACCGCGCGTCGCGCAGCTCGCGACCCAGCGCATCGCGCAAATCGCCGCTCTCCAGCGCGCGCCGGTAGCTCGCGACGTGGCGTTCTTGGGTCGGCGTGAGGCCGATCGAATCACGCAGGTCGCGCGCGATCACCTGCGCACTCCGTCCAGCATTGACGCCTTCGCCGACGACGTCACGAATCACCTCGTGCTGCTCGATCCCGAGGTCGCGGATCATGTCCGTCTTGTTTTGCTCGGCCCACGCGACCGCGCGCGTCCCGGCCGCGTCGAAGCTGACCAGCTTGTCGGCGACGAGGTCGTCGAGCCATGCCGCCGCCTTCTGGCCGCTGGTCACGTAGCCGTCGTGCACCTCGGTGGCGAACCTGATCGCGGCGTCCTCGACGCCCTGGATCGCGCCGGCCAGATCGCCCGCGCGCAACCTCTCGGCGACGTCGTCGAGCTGATTCTGGTCGCGCAGCCACTCGACCGCCTCGCCCCAGGCCCGGCCGAGCCGGCGCTCGATGGTCGCGACCAGGCGCTCCATCTCGTCATCGCCCACGCTCGGCCTCCAAGAGCGCATTGCACTGCGCGATGCACTGGTCGCAGATGCATGGCCCGAACACTCGAGGGCTGCCCCAGTCAGCACGGATCAAGTACCGCACCTCGTTCCGCTTCTTGCCGCAAAAGAAGCAGAACGCTTTCAGCGTAACGGTGACAGTCGGCGCGTCATCACCCACCGCGTCACCGCCTCGCGAGGCACTTGTAGATCGCGCCCACCGGATCGCTGTGCACGCCCTCGACCCGAAACGTCACGAGCTCGCCGGAGTCGGGCGGGTGCTCGATCGTCACCGTGTCGTTCGACTGCGGGACCGTGTCGAGCGATCCGCCGAGGAGCGCCACGATCAGGTCTTCCTTCTGGACGATCGCGCCCGGGAACTCGGTGCCGTCGTAGGACTTCACGAACCCCTTCGCCTCGTACGTTTCCTCGATGGACTGGCGCCCCGCCGAGATGATGTACGGATCACGCTCGCCGGGCGTGCGGCGGGTCAGCGTCGCATCGAGCACATGCTTGCCCAGATACTTCGCGACCTGGCCCGGGATGTAGCTCGAGATCAGCTTCGGCATCGACGCACCTCAGAACGGGTCCCAGCGCTTCAAAACGTCGCAGTCGTCGAACGCCGAGTCGCTGCCAGTGCCGCTCGAGCCACCCGACACGACGACGGTCGCGCCGCCACCGCTCAGGTACTTGCGGATCAACTGCTGGACGACCACGGGCAAGACGCCCGCGCTGCCGTCGCGCGCCGAGGTGCTACGGAAGAACTCGATCCGGGTGCCGTCGGCGTCGAGGACGCGGACGTTGCTCCCCTGATCGGCCGCGGCCGCGGCGTCCTCGTCGACCGCGAATACGGCGACGAGCTCGAACGCGGCCTGCACGATCGCCGGTGGCACGGTCGTCGGATCGACCGCAACGTTGTCGACCGTGACGCCGCTGCGCGGCCAGGCGAGCGTCGTGCCGCCAGCGCCGTTGCGCGTGCCCTGCCACGACAGCCGCTCGAGGTAGCGCGTCGCCTCGATGAGAAGCCGTTTGCGCTCGTCGCCGTTCTTCGCGGCGATGAGTCGGCGGTAGCGCTTCGCACCGGCGCCGATCTTGGCGGTGACGTACGCATCGGCGGCAGCGAGCCCGCCGTAGACCTCGACAGGCACTCCTCCCGTGATCGTCTCGGAGTACGTCATCGATGCGTCCTCTGTTTCTTCGGTGCCGCAGCGGCCGGATCAGTCTTGGCGCCGGCCGCGCCGATGTCTTTCGCGCCCGTGCCGAGGTCATCGACCGGCACGTCGACCTCGCCCTTGGTCGGATCCGGCGGCGTGTTGCGGCGCGGCAGCATCGCATCGCGCTCGAGCACGGATAACTCCGGCTGGGGCGGCAGATCGGCGCGGCCGCGGACGATGTTCGGCGCCTCGTCGCCGGGCTGCAGCGGCGCGCCGGCCTGGGCGAGCAGCAGCAGCGTGCGCGCGGCGGCTTCGATCGACTGCGTCGGGATCGGCTCGGCCTTGATCGTCGGCGTGTCGGTGTCGGGATCGCCGCCGTTGAGCAGCGTAATCGGGCGCGCGACGTCACGGGTCGCGCAGTCGCCGAAGTCGTCGAGATCGCCATTTAGGATCAGGCCGAACATCGCGGTCTTGTCCTCATGAACGCTGCGTGCGCCCTCGCCGTCGCCCATGAACAGCCACTCGGCGCCCATCACGCGCAACATCTCGCGGTTGATCGAATCAATCGCCTTGC